TAAGATGTTGAAAAAATCATTAGAATCTGAAGAGATTAAAGAAGACTAATGCTTATAAGGAAAAGTTCACAGGGTCACTATTTGCGCCTTTACAGGAATACAACTCCCGGCGTTGTCAGAACGAAAAAATACTCAGATGGTACGACTGAGACCCTGTCTTATCCTTCCAGATATAAATACTTTTTAGTATTAGATGGTGAAATAATCAAACGAAGTGATAGTTGGGATACTATAGAAAAAGCATATGTAGATGAATGTGACTCTAGACATGGTGGTGGAACTGGCAGAATGATTATAGGTAAACATAAATTAGAAAATTGTGTAATTAAAACATTATGAATAAAACAATAAAAAAGTTAAAGAATGGAGGATTTGAAGTTGTTAGTACGAGTTATGACCTTCCTGTTTTTTATAAATCTAACAGGGTGCAGTCAAGGTTGGAGTATAGGAGGGATTCAGATAACTCCTCAAGACACGATAAAAAATACAGCGTTCATAGAAATAATAGCGCACGATAGTGTTGAGCATTGGTATGCAAATAAGATATATAGTGGTGAAAATTGGTGTCATTTACATGACGAATGGGAATATGTTGAGGTGAAATGAGTGGAAAACCTAATACCGCCAGAAGTTATCGCACTACCATTCTTGATGATAATGCCATTGTTAGCATTAATCTCAAGTGGTTGGCTCAAGGACTCGTATTGGTCGCAGGGCTGGTATATGGTTACTTACAGATTGAAGGTAGGATTAAGGCATTGGAGAATAAAGTGGCAACAGCGGATGAACAAATTGAAAATTTACTTAGTAAACATATTGTTGAAGAAAAAGCAGAAAGAGAAGAATTAGCACAGAAAGTAGCATTTTACGAAAAAGAATTAAATCTAAACCCATTTAGTTGGGGCAAAAAGAAACGGAAGTAGTATGGATTTTATGGAAATATATGGCGAAGCGGGAATGATAGGAGTTGTTGGTGCTATGTTCGTATATTTAGTTGTGTCTCTTTCTAATAAATCTGCAAAACAACAAGAAACATTAGAAAGTTTAAAAGTAGAAAACAAAGGTCAAAGTGAAACATTAGAAAATATGGAAGGCATGATAGTAAAATTGATAGATAGATGGAATAAGTCTGATGATAAACTTGATAGAAAATTTGATGGTATTACTAAAGAAATAAATGATTTAGACAACCAGATTAGTAGGGTAGAAGGTAGTTTATCAAGAATAAATGGGAAGCACTAATGCATAAATTAATGGATATATATAATGCTCAATACGAAGAAGAGGAAAAACCTCTACTTGTCGAAATGCCCCAGATAACATCTTTATTAAAGCATCTTGATTTATTATATTCAATTGTATTAAAAAAGCAAATGGAAAATGAAATGCAACAAGATACAATACAATACTACAGTTCTGGACAAGGTTCTAAATCACAAGCAGATAGTGTAAACTAATGGACAATAAAGACATATATCAAGTATTAGTAAAGCATGACGAAAGATTAAAAAATATTTATTCTGTATTAGGTAGGATAGAAAAACATTTAGACAAGTTAAATGGTAGAGTTACAAGCAGTGAAAAAGAAATTGCAAAACTCCAAGTATGGGGTGGTATTGCACTTGTTACTTTTCCAGTAATCGTAAACACAATAATGAGGTTAGTATAATGTTAGCAAAGTTAATAGCAGATGACTTATTGTCAGATGAAAACGGAGCAGAGGTAATTGCTGAAATAAACAAAGCAGTAGATATTCCAATCATCTCTGAAAAAACAGAACAAAAAATACTTGAGGCACTTTGGAAAGTAATCAAAGGTGTATTAATCAAGAAAATTGGTGCATAATGCCAGCAGCTAAGAAACAAACAAAGAAACAACCTTCCGCAACTGAAAAACATATTGAGTTCATTTACGGAGAGTTGGAAGAACTAAGGGAAAAACTTGAAAAAGTTTTAGTAAGAATGGGATTGTAAAATGTCTAAAGGTAAGATGCCAGCAAGAAATAAGAAAAACTTTCGGTCCACCGAATCTGGAGCGGGAATGACTCAAGCTGGTGTAGAAGCTTATAGAAGAAAGAATCCCGGTTCTAAGTTAAAAACGGCTGTAACAGGAGACGTAAAGCCAGGTAGTGTAGATGCAAAAAGAAGAAAATCTTATTGTTCTAGGTCTAAAGGTCAAATGAAAATGTATGGAATAAATTGTAAAAAGACACCTAAAAAAAGAATCTGTGCAGCTAGAAGAAGATGGAAGTGTTAAATGTCTAAGAAAGATGCGTGTTATTACAAAGTAAAAGCAAGATACAAGGTATGGCCTTCAGCTTATGCTTCTGGAGCATTAGTTAAGTGTCGTAAAGTAGGAGCTGCTAATTGGGGCAACTCAAGTAAAAAGAAAAAGAAGTAATGGCTAAAGATGGTTTACGAAAATGGTTCTCAAGGAATCAAGGCAAAGGTTGGGTTGATTGTAAGACAGGAAAACCCTGTGGAAGACGTAAAGGTGAGAAAAGAAGAGGATACCCAGCTTGTAGACCAACAATGGCACAATGCACTTCAGCTATGAAAAAGAAAACAAGTAGCAAAAGGATAAGTTGGAAGTAATGGCAGACGTATTTGGATTATCAGATGTAGCAGCTCCAGACACAGGAAGGGGTGGTGCAACAAAATTAAAAACTGGTGGTATGAGAAGGAGTTATAATATGAAAATGAAAAAATGTCCAACAGGAAAGATTTACGACACTAGGTTAAAAAAGTGCGTAACTAAAAAAGCAGACCTTAACAAAGATAATAAAGTATCTAGTTATGAAAGTAAAAGGTCAGCAGCAATTAATAAATCAATGAAAGGAGGCATGTAATGCCAAGTCCAATGAAATGCAAAACAATGGTAGGGCCAGGAAAAAAGTATAAGACAATGGATGAATGTCTTAGCTATGGTGGTAAAAAGATGGGTAAGATGAAGAAGAAAGCTAAGATGAAACCTGCCAGAGGAATGGGTGGATATTAATTCACCCTTTTCTATTAATGGGTAAAAAAATAAACATAGACCTATTTTCTAACGATGTAGGTTTTGGGGATACTGTTAGTAGGGCAATCAAAACTGTTAGTCGAGGTTATATAAAGGAGTGTGGAGGATGCAAGAAAAGGAAAGAAATTCTCAACCGATTGATTCCTTACAGAGGGATTCCGAATCGGAAGTAGCAATAAGAAATGGAGGAGCCATTGCTGGTTCTGAAGGTGGTCTTAGACTAGACATCTTTGAACACGATGAAAACTCTGAAATAGACTTTACTGAAGATACTTGTTCTATATGTGAATTACCAGAGCATGCTCAAAACCTCATCATAGAAGATATAGAATACGACCAATCCAATGCCTAAACAAACTCTTAAAATTGAAGGGTTTCATGGTGGATTAAATACTAATGCAGACCCTAGAGATATACAAGACAACCAATCTCCCGATTCAATAGATGTAGCTGTTGATTTTTTAGGAAGACTAAAAACTTTAGGTTCTGCTAGTCAAGATAATACCAATACTAATGATTTATTAATACTTCCAAATAGAGGTTTGTTTACTATGTCTAGTGACAAACAATTAGATGGAGGAACTGCTAATGAAACATTTATAATTGCATTTGATGATACTGATAATGCTATAGATATAAAAGATAGTGAAGGTTGGGATAATAATGTCATTACAAACTTTGATACAGACCATCCTGTGTTTTATGTTGGTGATGGCAATCTAAGAGCTGGTGATGGTGAGTTTGATGATACAGTTAGCAATAAATGGTTTGGATATATTGAAGATGAAAGGTTTGATAGTTTACTTGCAGATTCTGGAAGTATAGAATGGACTCAAGCAAATCAAGCTATAGAAAAACCAACTCTTGGTAAGTGTTTAATATCAACACCTTTTTCTGGTTCAGATACTAATGGAGTTAATTCTAGTTCATCTGAATATATAGGAAGTGTTATTGATTTAAGTTCTGATGATGTAGCTGATTTATCTAGTGTGAATTTAAGAGTAGGTCTTCAATATAATAGTTTTAGAGGTGGAAACGCAGCTTCCTATGGTTCAGTAACAAACGCTAGTAAAAGTGATACATTGCCAGTTGCTATACATCCATTGTTTAGTGATAATATATATATAGAAGGAACTCATGGTGGAACTGGTTCTATTTTATTAAATGACACAATGTCAGTTACACTTAATGAAGAAAAAAATATTATATTTGGAATATGGATTCCTAATGCTAAATATACAAATTTTAGTTTATTAAGATTTACAGTTAATGAAACAGGAGTTAGTCCTAATACATCTTTAACTTGGGAATTTGCAAAAGAAGATTTTAAAGTTGATTGTTGGAATATTGTTTCTTTAAATATTACAAATATTACTGAAGGAGATGCTAGTGGAGTTGGTTTAGATACTTGGCAATTGCAAGTAGATAGAAGTGGAGAAGATTGTGATTTTTATTTTTCTGGGCCTATTATTGCAGACAATCCTAGTCTTGAAGGTTTTCAATCTGGTCTTTATACATTCAATTATTCATACTTATACGATGATGAAAAACAAGAATCATTACCATTTTTATTTAGAAATGCCCTAGATGATGTTAATGTAAACAAACTAAATGTAATTGGGTCTCCTGTTTTATTTAATTTTGATTTTTATATAAATCCATTTAACAGTGCGGCTATTCCAGTTTATAGTATAAGTAAAAGAATAACTGGTTCTAGGGTATATTATAAATTAGAAGATAATGATAACTTTTTTTTGATAGGAGAATTAGACTTTGTAAATAAAGGATTTAAGTTTTTACCAGAAGAAGGAGAAATGTCTTATTCAATGGCAAATGTTACTGGAGATGGTAGCCCTACTGGAGAAAATTGGTATAAGACTTCTGTTATTGTAAAAGCAGTTAGCCCTAGTTCTTCTAATTTGATAGATTCTTATAGGAGTATAAATGGATACGCAGCTAACACACAATTTATAGATGCTAAGTTCAAAACAGCAGTTGTTCATGGTAGAAGGGTTTATATAGGAAACATAAGACAACCTTCTGGTGCTGGCGGTAAGAATCATCCAGATAGAATGTTAAAAAGCGCTGTAAACAAATTTGATATATTCCCAAATAGAACTGGAAGCATTGATGTAGCAATAAATGATGGAGAAAGTATAGTAAAACTAGAAGCGTTTGCAGATAGAATATTACAATTTAAAGAGAAAACTATGTACGTTATAAACGTATCTGAAAATGTTGACTTCCTTGAAGATAGATATGAAAACAAAGGGTGTTCTTTCGATTACCATACTACAAAAACAGATTATGGTATTGCTTGGTTCAATGCATTTGGTGTTTACTTTTATGATGGAAAACAAGTTTTAAATCTTTTAGAAAAAGATGGAATGAGGTTAATAAGTGAATCTGATTGGGAAGCATTTATTACTGATGGTGAAGATGGAAGTGCAGATGACCTAACTATGCAACATGCCCAAATAGCATATGTACCAAAGAAAAGACAATTATTAATTAAAAATATGGATAAAAGTATTTTTATATATGATTTTGTTTTAAGAGCTTGGATGAAAGGATTGGGAAAAATAACAATATTTAGAACTTCCAATAATACAAATTTTACAAATATGACAAACTTTGCTTTAGATGGCAATCAAGACTTAATATATTTAACTAATGATGATTGCGATATAATGACTTGGAATCCTTCGTCATCTCTTTCTGGAAACTTCTTATATACAACTAAAGATATTGATTTTGGGCAACCCTCTGTAAGAAAAAAAATTTATAAGGTTTATATAACATACAAAACTGCTGATAGTGGTAGCGTGGCATCAAGTGTTATGGTTGACTATGATGTCAATGGAGGTACTACATTTCCATATGATTTTCAAAATGGAACTAATTTTAGTTCAAATAAATTAGCCGCAGCTAATGGATGGCAACAAGCAGAATTAAAACCAGATAACTCTAGTGAAGCAAACAATGTTTTCTCTTTTAGATTAAGGTTTCAAATAGATGCAAGTTCTGGTACAGTTCCTGCTGGTTTTGAAATAAATGACATAACAATTATATATAGATTGAAGAATGTAAGATAATGCCTTTAAGTAGAGAAGAAAGAAAATTACTACATCAAAAAAGTAAACAACCTACATTTGGTGTAAATGAACCAGATTCTAGAGAAGGCCATGATGGAGATATATCTTTTAGAAAAGTTGAAAATGCTGGTACAGTGCAGTACGTTAAGCGTAATGGTGATTGGTTGGCAATGTCATCTTCTGGTAATATGCCAATGGGAAGAACTATTACGTCTTCTTCATTAACAAGCTCTGGAGTTAGTGTACATTCAGATTTAAGTAGTTTAGGAAGTGACGACCATCCTCAATATTTATTAATAGATGGAAGCAGAGCAATGGTTGGAGATTTAACTCTTGAAGGTGGAGATGGAGCTTTAACATTTACTTCTGGTAATAGTTCCATAAAAATACCAGATAACAAAACAGCTAGTCTTGTTATAGAAGAAGCTGATACCGCATACTTAACATTTGTGACTACTGATAGTGGAGAAAAAATAACACTTGGTAAAAAATTAGAAGCTGGTTCAGTAGAAATAGAAGGAAGTGCATTTGATATAGATGGTGGAGCAATAGATGGAACTCCTATAGGTGCAAACTCTCATACTACTATCAAAGGAACTACAATAGATGCGACTACTGACTTTACAGTAGGAACAACTGTTATTACAGATGACCAAATTCAAATGAGTCCTACTAATGGTATTTTTACATTATCTAGTACAACAAATGGAGCAAGTACCATTTCTACTATTGATAGCACTGCTTCCAATGCAGCGTCTTTATTATTGCAACTCCAAGGCCCATTAATAGTTGCATCTAGTAGTCAAGAAATAAAATTCCATGATGGAAGTAATTATGTATTTGAGTTTGATACTGCTGATGTAAAATTTAAAATGGCTGACGATGCTGATACTGGAGATTTTTTTGAAATATCTACAACTCAACATGGAGCTACTACTATTAAAACAGTAGATGATGATGCTACAGCTGCTAATCTAACATTTGATATAGATGGCAATATAGATTTTAAACAAACTTCTGGAACTACTAGATATGCATTTAATCTTGATTCTACTCCAGAATTAGATGTGACTGGAGATTTTACAATAGACGGCAGTGGTAGCATTACAATTGATTCAACATCGGGAGTTGCTATAATAGAAAATGGACAAGAGGTAATCAAGGTAGACACAGATAGAATAATACATTTTAATAATTATTCCCAAACAAGTATATACAATATGTACGGATGGAATAATCAAGCAGACAAATATCATTTCACAAGTGGAAATGCTGATTTTAAACAAAACTATTCTGTATTAAGTTTTTTTGAAGAAATCACAACCGACCATGTAACATACCCAGTATAATTATGGCAGTAGATAAAAATAATAAAGCAGCTTATCGAGAATTAAGATATATAAAAATACCAGATAGGAGATTGATTTCTGGTTTTTTAACAATTAATGTTGTTAATCATAATGACAATGATGCTCAAAATGATTTTAACCAAGCAGTACATGAAAAACATGGTGTTAGCCCTACTTCATTAACTAATGAAATAAAATATTCAGATACATTTACAGGAACAAACTCTACTCCAGATTTTAATTCTACTCAAGACAGAGGTCGAGATGGAATGAAACATTCATTTGCCGATTACGATTGTTTTGTTTTTCATGTTGCAGGTGGAATGAGTTTATCTGGAGGTATAAATGCTCCTGAGTCTGGAAGCACAGCATATTCTGGAGCAAGTGCTTTATTATCCGCTGGTTTTATTTCTGGAAGCGACCCTTATTTTTGGACTGATACAAGCGTTCAATTAACATCTGCCGAATTAAGTGGTACTTGGTATAAGCATTCAGACAATACTTCTAATCCTTTAGGTGACTATTGTTCTCATTTTATAAAGTATCATTTAATTTCTAGAATTAATAATTCATCTGGTCATGGACTAGACCAAGAAGCTAGTAGCCAAAGAGTTTATGCAAAACATAGACCTATTCATAGACAAACTTATGGTCACGCAGCTCTAGGAGCTGTAAATAATAGACTGTCTACGGCTGTTGTTTCTAATGAATATGTTTTATCTCATGGAATATATGATACTGAAGATTCTCAAGGAACCGATTTAGGAGCATCTTCTTATACTACTCTTGGAGAAGGAAGAAGTTCTGGTACTAATCAAAATTTTGTAAAAATAGAAACAACTGGTAGAACGACTGGTGAAGTTCAAGATTCTTCTGGTAATTTAACAACTACTGATGGAAATACGTATTTTAATCCTGTAGATATTATTAAAATATATGGAACACATAGATTGAAATTTGATAGTCATACTGCTTTGGGTAATAAAATTTGGTCTCATAATGGAGCAAGAGCTATTCACGATACTGACTTTTGGGATTTAGTAATAGATATTGGATTAAGAGGTAATAATCCTAATGGGGCAAGTTCGTTTGGAACTCCAGATAAATCGTTAGTAAAACCTCAAATAAATGTTATGTTTCAACCTTTTGGTGAAACTGCTGAATTTGATATATCTACAAGTCAACATACATCATAATGCTATTGGATAAAATAAATATGTTAATTAAATTAAATAGTAAAAGTATATAGTCATATGTCCACAGCAACAAAAATAAAATCAGCAATAAGAAGTAGAGGAGCATCTCAAAGAAACATTACTGAACAACTTGCTGGTGTTACTGAAGAGTTATTAAAAGCACAAGAATCTTCTAACCTTTCTAGAATGAGACAACAAGAGTATGATAGGATGTTTGGAACTTTATCTTCTGGATTAGAATTAAGCTCCACAATAGTTGAAAATATTAAAAAAGATGCTAAATTGCAAAAGGATATAGAATTTTATGAGAAATCTCTTCCATTAGAAGCTAGAAGCCAATATAGAGTTGAAAAAGCAGATATTTCTTTGATGGATGTATTTAGAGAAAAAAATACATTAACTGAATTTTTATCTCAAGAAGATAGATACTTTTTAGGTGAAAGAGAATTAGGAAGTAAATATGATGTAGCTGCTAGAGGTCAGGAAATAAGGTCTAAATCTTTAGTTAAAAATTTATTAGAATCTACAGATGGTTTTTCAATGATGGATACTAGACCTAAGTTTGATGCTAAATTAAAAGAACCTAAATTAGATATTGATATAGGTAAAATATTTCAACGTAAAAAATCAATTTTAGTTGATGAGGGCAGGACTATGAAAGCTGCTGGTGATGATTCAGAAGTTATATCTTTAGGAGATTATTTTGACCAATTTCAAGGAGAAGGTAGTTAATGTTATTAGAAGCAATAGGATTCGGATTAACAGTAGCTCAAGAATTTGGTGCTACTGATAGAGCTAGAAGAGAAGGAAGAAGGCAAACAACCTTTCTTTCAAATGCATTAAAAGATTTAGGATTAGCTGAAAAATCATTACAAGAATCATTGGGTGGTAGTTTAGCTTTGCCTACATTAGAAGCAGAAAGAGCATTAGATGTTGTATCTGAATCTGGTGAAAGAACAATGCGACAAATTGGACAAAAACAAGACCAAATTAGTCAAGCAACTGGATTTGCTAATATTGCTATGGATGACGATATGATAAAAGATATAAGAAAAGAATTTAAAAGAAAACGAGAAGATATAGATATTTCACTTACTAAAAGTTTAACTGATGTATTTTCTGAATTTGAAAGACAAAAATTTGAAATGAGGTCTCAACGTCAGCAATTAGAAATGCAAAAGAAAATGGCTGAACAACAAGCTAATACCAGATATTTTGGTATTTTTTAATAAATATGTCACAAACACTACAAGCATTAAACTCAATACTTAAATACAGACAAGAAAGAGAACGTCAGAAAATTGACAAGTCTTTAGCTATGTTGGATATAGGTAGAAAGATACAACAACAAGAAATTGACAGAAGATATAATCAAGAATTAATGCAATTAAGAAAACAAGAATCTTTAAGAGCTGGTAGAAAAGAAAAGAGAGATATATTAAAAGCTGAACAAGATTTAAAAAAATCACAATTAGAAATCAAAAAGACAGAAAAAGAATTACAAATATTAGATGACCCAACATATCAAGAAACAAGAAAAGAACAGGAAATTGCTTTAAGTGATTTTCAACTTGAAGAAGCAAGAATTAGTTTGCAAAATGCAAAAGCTAAAATAAAAACAGATGCATTTGACCAATATAAAGTTGTTGAGGAAAATAGATACTATCAACAAAGTGAAAACCTTTTAAATTCGATGCAATCATCTGGGATACTTCCTCCTGTTTTATTTTCTAAAGTTTCTGCTTTAGCAGCTGAAGGAGATTTTACTATAAAAAAAGCAAGAGACAATATTCTTAACTCTGTTGATGATGAACAATATGATTATTTAAATGCGCTTATAGGTAAAAAAAGTAAGTATGGAGATGCTATTCTAACTGGAATACATTCTTCTGAATTTAATAGAAGTAGAGCAACTGGTATTCGTGATAATAGTTATTTAATGGAAGTATTAGATGACTTTGCTGGTAGCATTGCTAATGATGCTTCTTTACAAAAACTTGCTTCTAATATAGGAATAGAACAACAACCATTATTAGAAACTCTTTATGCTATAACTAGAGTTCAAAAAAATAGACAGGATGTTCTTGCATCAATTAATGATGGTTCAACACAACAAGTATTAAATAGATTAGCTGAGATTGATGTAAATAGACAAATTAAAGAATTAGGTGAAGCAGCCGCTGAACGAGATGATTTATTATTTAATCCTCAACAATTAATTTCTCCAGAAGAAAGAGATGTTTTAATGCAGACAATTAATCCTCGTACTGGAAAACCTTTTACTCTAGAAGAATTAGAATAGTATGCCTACCCCAGAAGCTTTACAAGCTCTTATAAGAATCAGAAAAGAAAATGAACAGAATAATGAATATTCTAATATAAATCAATACAATGTAGATGAACCAGATGAAGTTGTAGATAGATTTGCAAATTCTTTATTAGCGCAACAAGGATTACCAGAACCAGAAACTGATGGAAATCTTGGTTTATTAAGAGACACAGGAGAAACTCTTTATAAATCAGCAGTTGCTGGTGTTTATGAATTTGCAGAATCATTTGGATTTGGATTACCCGGTCTTGGAGAAGCTAGTTTAAAAAGATTTGCAGATATTGATTTAGGAATACAAGAAACAGCAAGAGAGTTTCAAGAAGAAAGTTCGTTAGCTGCTATTGCTGGTGGTATAGGAACTGGAGCAGGTTATTTAGTAGGATTACCAGTTAAAGGTTCTTTAGCTATTGCTAGGGGATTAGGTAGAGTTACTGGAATAACTGAACGTGCTATAAGGCAATTTGGAGGTCAAACACTAAAAACTGCAACTAAATCAGCTAGTAAAGTAGCAAAAGAATCTGGTCTTGATAAGAAAATAGTAAATGACTTTTCAAACAAATTAGCAACAGAAGCTACTCGATTAAGTGCTAGAAGTCAAAAAGCATCTACCACATTTGCTGATTCGTTTAGTAGTAATATAGGTAAGTATATCGGTAGGGAGATGAAACTTGGTAGAATGACTGCCGACCAAGCTAAAGTTATAAGGAATATGCAAAAGGCAGTATTAGAAAAAGGTGTTCCTGTACAAAATTTACAACAACTAGCTACCTTAAAGTATGGTAATACGTTTATGGGTAGGGTTATTCCAGAGTTATTAAATGATGCTTTTGTATTCTCAGTTGCAGATTTTACTTTAGACTTAACACAACAAGGTCAAAATATATTAAGAGACGAAACCAAAGATTTTGGAGATATAGATTATGCAGAAGCCTTAAAATCGGCTGGTTATGGTTTTATTGGTGGTTCTGTTATAAACATAGGAAGTGCTCCATTTAAAGCTCTTTCTAAAATGAATAAATCTAGAGCAGATTTTATTGCTGGGGTAGCAGGTTATTTAGGTAAAAATACATACAAAAATAAAGATTTAGGATACCTTAGTAAACAATTAGCCCATATGGCTGATATGAATAATATGAATGGTATGTCTAGTATTTTAAAAACTAAAGACTCTAATATAAACTTTTATAAAATAAATTTAGCCAATAGAGAACTTGCTCATAAAGGAATAGAAAGAGAACTTGTAAGAGAGTTTGGAGATGACGCTAAAAACCAAGCAATAAAATATTTAATGTCTCAAAGAAAAATGTATTCTAAGGAGATAATAAAAGAAGCAAGAAAAGAAGCTTGGGAAAATTATAAATCTATATGGGGTAGAATGGCATGGTCTGGTACATTAATGGGTGGGGTATCTTGGTTTGAATCTAATATGAGAGGATATGAAGTTGAAGCAGAAGATTTAATATCTAGTTTTATTATAGGTTCGTTTATGCAAAGAAGAGGCAATTTTGCAAAAGCTGATATGGGGCCTAGAATACAACGATTAAGAGATTCTTTACAAGCTTTAGATGTACCAGTTCAAAATACTTCTTTTGCTTCTAGTTTAGATGCTGGAGGTGAAAGATTTGGAGTTGGGTTAGCTAGGGATAATGCAGAGTTAACTGGTTATTTAAAAGAACAAAGAATAGTTAGCGATACAGATGAAACTATTACCAATGAAAGATTAAGAACGGACTTAGGCGAAGAATCATTCCTAGATTATGATGTATTTCCAGGTCAGAGTGTTGACCCCACTAATGGAAAGTTTGAAACAATTCATAGTGTTTTAAGGGCAGATTTTAAGCATGTCAAAAGTCAAGACCAATTTTCAAAAGAACAAGTAGATGAAATATTTAAAATATTTAAAAGTCAAGGATTGGATACTATTGACGATTTTAGAAAAGCAACTGATGAAAAAGTTGATATTGCTACAACTGGTTTAGAAAAATCAATTGTTTCAGTTCTTGAAGATATTAACGGAGCTGGATTAGCAGACTTAAATATAGTATCTAATAGAAGAGGAATTATAACACCTAAAGATTTTGCAGCTTCTAATGATTTATTAAAAAGAGCAAGAGATGGTGAGTTCAAAGAATGGTTAGGTGGAAAAGAAGGACAGGAAGCTGAAACAGAAATAACTGATATGCTTGGTAGTCTTGAGATGGTAGCTGAAGTATCAACAAGTTTAAATAATGCAACAGCAAATAAACAATCTAAAAACACTATAGTATCTGCTGAAAGCTTAAAGTCTGTTTACAATATAGTAAGAGATTCTGAAAGAGCAATTGACGATGGTATTCAAAACTTTGATGGCAGAAGAGAGTTTAAGTTTACTGAAATAGAATCTTATATAATGCCTATTATAAGAAATAAAAGCAACAAGATTACTAATTCTGTTATGGATGTGTTTTCTCCAGATAGAGTTGATGATAAATTAAGTAGCTTACTTGAAGATGTTGGAATACTACAAGATGGTAAAATAATAGATAATTATAGTGAGATAAATTCTAAGTCTGGAAGAAGTTCAGAACTAGAAAAAATACATGGTATCATTAAAACAATAGGTAAGTATGATTTAACAGATGAAATAACTAATAGAAATGTAGAAGATGATAGAATTGATGATTTAAAAAACTATTTAAATACTCTTGGATTACCAGTAGATACAATAAACAAACCAAATTTAAAATTTGTTTATCATGGAATATTAAATGATATAAATAGAACAAGATTAGACAATTCTGTTACTAATGTTGCTGATGTTAATTTTATTATAAAGTTTTCTGGCAATAAAATATTTAGTAGACCGGGAGTTATATCAGATAAAGGAATAAGAGGTTTTTCATTTGTAAAAGTAGATATACCATCTGACCCACAATTAGAAAAATTATATAATAATAAAATTAGAAGATTAAAAGAAGATACAGAAGGATTAGTAAATGTTGTTGGTAGTCCTATAATAATAAAAAATCCTACAACAATTTCAGAATTAGAAAAAACATTAATCTCTATATATGGTGGTGTAGATAGAACTCAAGAAAATATAAAATTAAAAGAATTATTTGATGTTATGTCAAATAGCAAACTAGATGCTGTTAAAGATAGAATGAAAGATTATATATCTAAGTTTGGAGAAGAAGCACAAATTGATATTTTAAGTATGTTAAAAACTCAAGGTATTATAAAAAAAGTTGACAAAGACCTTGAATTAGTAAATGACAATATTCTTTTAGAGAACTTTGAAGAAATAGATAAGTTCATTGTTAGACAGTCTTCTGATGATACAATTATAGAAAATGAAATTAAAAAAAGAAGAGAAATTGATAGATTATATATTGGGGATGCTAGTGATGTTATAAAGAATCCATCAATAAATGTTAATGACTTTCACGATAAATATAATTTTAAGCATAGAGACGTAGACCCAGATGGTGGTTTTGAGTTTAGGGATTTTTCTAGAGAAGATATATCTAAAAAAAGAGAAAATTTTGATGATATATATGAAAGAACAAAAGATGGAAAATTTCAAGTAACTGATGATACTATAAATAGATTCTATGAAAGGGTAGCAATAGGTTCAAAAGAATTTTCTACATTTAATAAAAAAGAAAAAAATAGATTAGTACAAGATGTTACTCAAATACTTTTTGGTGAAAAAGATAAGAAGTTTATTAAAAAATTAAAAATAGAGAATAATAAAGTTTTATTTGATGACAAGCAAGAAGTAATACAAGACAACCCTGTTAATAAATATTTTAAAAATTTAGGTATTAATTATTCATTTTTTGATAATAATGTTTTAGTAAAAGAACCTGGCTATAAATCAGATGTTCCAACAGAAAGACTTTACAACATACTTCAAACCGAGAGTGTTCCAAGTGATTTAATTGCTAAAATATCAGAAATAAGAAAAGCAGTTGCTCAAGACTTAGCTCAACATACAATAACTAAAGAAGATGGATTTGGTGAGAAGTTCGATAGAAACGATAGGTCCGATGGTGATTCAATAGCGGATAGAGATATTGTTCAAACATCAGAAGTTGGTATTAAAAAACTAGATATATACGATGGCATGGATAGTATTGTAATAAAAACTACGGATGTTAAAAAGATTGTAGAAGACTTTACAAGATTTTATGATGAGTACACAACTAAAAAGGATAGTGATGGTAATGATTTACTAAATCCTTCAACTAAAAAAGCATTAGATACTATTAAAAAAAGTTTTGATGAAACAATTGAAGAAAATTTATATGATGATTTTAAAGTAGAATTAGCAACACGATATTTAATTTTAGAAGCTGGTTTTAAAAGCAAAGAAAACAAACTTCTTTATGAAATCATGAACTCTTCAGATTCTGAGTTTGTAGATAAATACACAAAACGTATAAAATTATATTCAACCAAAAGTTTTGTTAGACCTACTGAGGATTATATAAAACAATTATTAATTGCTAGGAAACCTTTAGGTAAAAATAAAGCATCTGAATTGTTAAAGAAAAGACTAAACAAGAGAGGTCATAGAGTTGCTATATGGGATGATGATACTGAATCAATGTCTAAAATTATTAAAGAAACAGTAGAAGAGTTTAAAGGTGAGTATCCAGAATTAGAAAACTATAATCTAGAAAATATTATAGGTGGTGCTCATTCTAGAGTTTCTGGATTTGATAGTATTGCTTACATATCAAAAGAAAGAATGATGGAGTATCATACATTAATGGGTCACAGCCCAAACTCTACAAACCCTATAAAGCCTGTTATTTCGTCTCAAGGCGAAGGAAAAACATTATTGTATGGTAAGACCTTACTTGTTCATTCTCCCGATTTAGAAGGGTTTTTTAACTTAAATAAAGATGTTGATATTTTACTTACTAAGTCTGGTGCAAAGGCATATGACGGTGGAGATGATACAATAATGACAGGATTGAGATGGGATGAATTGTCTTCTTTTCAGATTAGAGAGAATAAAAATAAAATTATAAGAAAAATAGATATAGATGGGATAGGGTTCAGACCAGAAAAAGATGCTAGAAGATTATCTGCTAGTGAAGGTGTTGGCGATTATAACTATATGGACATAGATGAACATGCTAGAGCATTTGAAGAAATTAGACCAGAATTAGAAGAAAATCTTGATTACATGATGGATATTATTGGGGACCCGTATAAGTTAAATTCTTTTATGCAACAAAAGATGAGAGAAAATAACATACCAGAAGACTCAAATGAAGGTTCGCTACAACACTTAAGTACATTAATGTATTACTTAAAACTCAATGATTCAACAGCTGACCCAATGGATTACAGTATGAATCAAGTTCAGAAGTATTTAGCTAAAGAATATATTGATAATCTTTTTACTACTAGAAGGTCAATTACAAATAGAATAAAAGGTGAGATAGATGAGGATTCTTTTAGGTATGGTGGACAAGCTCCCATAATACAATCTGCAATTGGTCATTTAGGTGGTGGAAGAAAAACAAGATTGCTACCCACTTTATTTGATAAGAATAATAAAAAAATATTAACTGGTCAAATTATGTTACCTCATGAAGAAAGAGGTACTAGAATATCTGTTCTTTCAAAAGAAGGAAAAAATATAAGAATACTTCAAAATACAAAAACTTTTACTATTGATGAGTTTATAGAAGATATTCAAGGTAAAATACCAAAGAGTGATGAAAAATATTTTACTAAAGATTTACTGACTGAAAACTCTACAATAGAAAGTGTTCATGAATTTTTACAAGCTGCATCTGAAATAACAAATACAAGATATGAATTAGGTATTATATCTAGAAGAAACCCAAGAACAAGACCAGACGACATAACACTATTAGGATTGAAGGGATTTCTACCAAAAGATTCTGGATTAGCTGTTGAAGTTAATAGTTGGGATATTGTAAACACATATGAAGGTGACTACGATGCTGATAAAGTAGATTACTTTTTTGCTCATAGTGACTTTATGTTTGATTATATTAAAAGAAACCAAGCATTTCATGTTCAAGGTATAGACCCAAAAAATGCTCAATCTCCTTCAAACTTTACATTTCAACTTGATGCTAAGTCATCTAATAAAACTATGTTAAAAAAGATAGGTACTAGTATTGGATATAAAAGAGGTATAGGTATTGTTCAGAAAACTCCTAGAAAAATAAACTATCTTCAAAACCTTGCAAATGATGATTATTTGTTTGATTCTACAAAAAGAGAAAAATGGGATTTAAATATAAAACAAAATGAGGAAACAGGTAATTTTGACGGACCGGGATTATTATACAAATCTGGAGATGATGAATTTGTTACTGTTGATACAAGAACACTTGCTTATTACCAAAGAAGTGCTTATGAAACACAATACATATTAGATGGTGCTAATGAATTAAATCCTAATATATCTTCTAATATATACGAATGGGCGGATGACTTTTTATTTCCAGACAATAGAAGTTCTATATCTCCATTAAAAGCAAGAGCAAGTGATTTAAAAGACATACTAGCTAATGGTCAAAACGCTGAAGGTAAACGAGTAAGGATATTTCAGAAGTTTAAATTAGACAAAGAAAGTAATAAGTATAAAGCAACTGAAGATTTAAATGAAGCAGATAAACTTGTATTAAGAGAGTTTTTAAGTCAACAGAATAAATTATTAAATGCTTTTGGAGACAAATCTTATTCAGATGGTAATCCCAGAAAAACAACATTTTATGATTTACAAATAGGTGCTAAAAACTTCAGAGAGTTTCATAAAAACATATATGATTCTTTAAAAAAACAATTAAAATTCAAAAGAAAAGTCTTGAAAAAAGATGACCAAGAATATTTAAATGCATTATTGGATAAAGAACAAGCAAGATTTAAGTCTATTGATAAAAAAACAAGAGATATATATGATGGTAAAGGTGGTGGATATTTAGATAGAATAGCCGTTCAAATAGCTAAAAAAGATTTATTTGAAGAAAGAAAGCAATATACGTTAGATACCAATGTTTATCTTCAAATTGAAAATTGGTTTGATTCTTTAATATCTTCTCCTTCTAACTATAAAGACTCAAAAGAACAAAGCGAAGATAGGTATCCAGATTATGAAGGCAGGACTCAAGAACAAAACATAGATGCTGATAAATTTACAAAAGGTGTTGTTGCTGATACTAGAAACTTTAACAAAAGTATAGCTTCTATAAAGAGATTAGCAAATAAAAAAGAAATAATAAGAAAATCTAGTTATGGATGGAAATGGAAAAAAGATAAAATTAGCAAACTAGATTATGTAATAAATAAATTAAAAAAAGATTTTGAAGATAAATTTTCAAAAGATATATCTAAAATAAATCCTTCAGATTTAAAATATAAAGAATACATTTCTGTTGATGATAGCAATTTGAAAAGGTCTCTTGTTCATGCAAACACATTGAGTGCTTTACTTAAAAACAGTCCAAGAGGATACCAATATGACAGTTGGACAGAATCTTTAACTAAAGAACAAAGAGCTGATTTAGATGCTATAAAAAGTTTTAACAAGCAGACATTAGGTTCTAATACATTACTTGATGAACTTTTACCATTTGGACAGAAGAAGTCTATATTGACTAATAGAAAAATGATTGACTATGTAGCAATGCACTCTAGTGGAATATCTAATGTATTTGAATTAAGGCAGAAATATTTATTAGAAAAGATAGAGCAACATGGATTAAAGTTTATATTTGCTTATATGGAACCTATAAGAAATAAGGATGCTATAGGTGTATTTAATAATAGACCAATATCTATACCATATAAAGAATCAAAAAGATACTCTCATGGTATTCAAGTGTTAGCTGGAATAGCAAGTGGTAAAAAAACTATTGGTAGAGATTTTAATACACAAATGGAATTAAAAGAATCATCTCAAATAGGATTAGAGCAAATAATTGAAAGCAATGATTATTATAGAAAGTTTTTTAATAAAGATGTATCAATAAGGTCAGAAAAAGATATGATGTTAGATAAAATTGGTATAATGCCTTTTGATAAAGATATGCAAAGAAGAATAAAAAACAATAGTCAATTTAACTGGTTATCTGAATCGTTACCCACAAATGATTTTTCTACAATAAATAAATCTGTTATAGGAATGTATAGAGACTATGTAGAATTAATGCCAAATAAAACAGATGATGATTATATTAACTTTTTAACTAATTTAAACGATATAGAAGATTATATGTATAGAAAAGATTATGTTAATCCTATTAAATACATAGAGAAAAGATTATCTTTGGATGAAGATTTTGAAAAATTATCAAAGAAAAAAATATACGATATTGAAGGTGATGATGGAGAGCCAGAAAACTTGAAAAATAATAAACTATATAAATTTAATAAATATATTAAGTTTGAACCTACATTAGTCAAAAAACCCAAAAGATTATTAAATATGCTTAAGAGTTTTAATGAAGTAGAAACTTCTTTGGTTAATGGCGTAAGGCAAATGCCATTTAAAGATTCTGGTAGAGAAAAAATACTTAGAATGAGGGAGGCTCAAGATTGTCTGTAGATTGTAAACAAGTAAAAAATAAAAAAGCAGTAAAGCTTCTTGATGGTATAGAAAGATGGGCTAATAGTAATTCTGTTGCTAAAAATATACAAACTCCATATGACTCTGCTATATCTATGTTTGAATCTAGATTTCAATTGCCAATAGAAACTGCTGTGTTAATAGGTGAAAAACAAGGTAGTCCTTTTCTTACTTCTGGTAGTATTAATGCATTTTTAAAAGATTTGGATTCATACGCAGATAGGGTAAATAACGATAAAATAAGTCCATTTAAAGCATTTGAAGGGTTTATGACTGGAACAATGTTAGGTAAGGCAGACCCTGTTTTGTTTGAAACATTAAAAGATGTAAGAAGGATTGTTGAGAGTGATAGTAGAAGGTCTCTTGAATTAGAAAAAAAGTTTACAGATGTTTTAGAGTTTATAAAATCATCTAGTGAATTACCCACTGGTAAAAAACTCTCTGATAGAGATGTGAATAAAGCATTAGATAGATACAGAAAAATAGAATTAGAATATGTTAAAGCATTAGACAAGGGTGATAAAGAAGAGATAGCAAAAAGAAAACAAGATTTAAGAAACTTTGAAAGTAAAGGCACTATGAAAAGTTTTACAGATTTTATAAAACTTGTTGAAGATGTAACTCCTTTAGCTATTAAAGCAAAATATCAAGATGAAGTTGAATTAGCAAAAACAAATAAAGATGCAAAGCAAAGAGTAAAACAATATGACGATGGTACTAAACTTGTAAGATTAAGTAGAGATGAGTATTTTAAATACTTTAATCAGGTTGGCGTTTCTGATAACTTTGTACCAGCTTTAAGAGCATACAATGATTTAATGACAGATTCTTATAAAGATTTAAGAAATGGAATAACAGAAGTTATTAATGCTACAATAGAAAGAATCAAAGGTAGGCAAGATTTTAGAGGGACTGAAGAATCATTAGTTAATATAAGAGAAAAATTACTGTCTGAATTGATGCCTAAATATAAAGAGGATGGTTATTTCCCACATTATGTAAGAGATTTAAATAATACCATGATGGATGGACTAATGGGGCATATTGAGGATATGTATGTTAGTGGTCTTGATTTAGTTAAAGAAAAGAAATCAATAGACGATGTTATTGAAGGTATGAATTTTTGGGTAACAAATCATGCTAAAGCAAGAACACAAAATACTGATTATGAATACAGTAAAAACTTTATAGATGTTGTAAATAGCTATATCCACAATATAAATAAATTTAATACAACAACATTTTTAAATAGTAGTTTTTTAAAAGCAGTAAATAATGCTAAACAAACATACAATTCTGAATCTGATTATGCTGGTAAAGTTGTTGATATTATAGAAAGCATATATGGAACATTTAATGGAACATCAAAACAAGAAGGTTCTGCTGAATTAATTAGAAGAACTCTTTTGTCTTATCAGTTTACAAATAAATTAGGATTTAGTTTACGTTCCGCAGCTAGAAACTCTACTCAGTACTTAATGAACTATGCTACTATTGGCAGACAAGCAATGAGAGAATCAAAAGCATATATGGCAAGAGTTGGTATAGATATAAATGAAAGTGAAATATTAAAAGATGCTAATTTATTAATGGATACATCTGAAGCTGCTTTGGAATCTGGTGTAAAGGTAGATAAACCACTTACTAAAATAAGAAAGATAGACCCAGAAACGGGAAAAATAATTTATGTTGGTGATGAAAATTTTTTATATAAAGGTTTAAAAATATTTGCTAGAGGTTCAAGTTATTTAGCTCAAAAGAGTAGTGCATTCCATAGATATGCTGAAAATAAAAATAGAGAAGCAACATTTAAAATAGCTTTTGGTTCTATACATAAGGAATTAAGTCAAAATAGTACCTTCTTAAAAGACTTAGAACAAAGAATACAAAGTGGTGAAGTAAAAAGAACACAAGAAAGTGAAATAGATAGATTAGCAACTAACTATGCTAAGAACATGGTAATATTAAATCACTTTGATTATAATGCTTATGCTAAAGCAAGAAACTTAAGAGAAGGTATAGGGCAATTTGTTTTTCAGTTTCAACATTATGGTATGGAATTTATGGAAAGAAATTATGCCATATATAAAGAAGCTAAGGGTGACTTACAAGCTTTGGGCGATGATAGTTTTTCTAATTGGGTAAAAGACGCTAATGGTGTTTATAAAGCAATGAATATGACTACAGCTTATGTATTAGCTCCAGCAGTTGTTGGTGCAATATTTGGAATGAATCAAACATTAATAGAGCATGTAGGTCTTGAACTTGCAAAAGACATAGCATTGTTATTTACAACAGACTTAGATGATGAAGAAGAAATAGAAAAATTAAATAATAACTTCTATGGGAAAGGTATTTTAGGTTCTAAACTCGGTCCTACATTTGGCACATTAATGGATATAGGTATTCAATCAGAACTAATCAATGCTGATAATGAATACTTAGATAATCTACTTATTAATACTGGTGATTTTACAAATGATGACAATACAGATAAGTTTGTTAGAGATGTAAAGTTACTTAATCAATTTGCTGGAAGAGCAGTTGATAGGTTTATACCAATGGTTTCAAGAAGAGGGTTTTATGGATTAGGAACAGCAACTTTGCAAGAACTTACTTTATATCCTAAAAAGAAAAGTGAGTATAGTTTACTTCAAGATTCTTTTGTTCCATTTGTAGAAGACAAATTTCCAAGTTATTACTTTGATAGATTAGAAAAGAAAACTAAAAGAAAAAAATATCAAGGTTTACCAATAGGAATACAAAATTCATTAAGGGAATTAGAAAGAAGGGGTAAGTAAAAACCTACCCCCTCGTTCCCAGTCAGCAAAGGAGATTATGCTGTAAACTTTTGTTTATTTACTATTCTCATCATAGTTTCTAATTGTCCAGTTGCTTCTTTAAATTTGTTCAATAATTCAATTACAGTTTCTATATCATTATGTTCTACTGCTAGTTTCATAGTTTTTCTAATAGAACCACAAGTGTTAATCCACATATCTATACTATCTTTGTTTTCCATTTTACTCTCCTTTTTCTTGATGTCTTCCGTACATCGTTATTAAAATACTATCAGCACTCCAAAGAGTTGCTTTTTCTGGTTGGATAAATACAGAAGCAATTTCTTTTAGTGCATTTTTTCTATCTTTTTTTTCTTTAGGAAGTTTAAAATTATATTGTTCTTCCCAAAACTTCATCCATTTTTGCGGTGATACTTCTACTATTTTAGTTACTCCTTTTATTGAATTGAGTATTCCTAACCATGCTCCATAGTTTACTCCAAACTTAAATAGAGAACTTCTACCATCATGGGGCATAGCATGTACTTTTTCTATGTATGCTATTGCTTCTTTACTTCTATATGCATTCAAAGCCGTAGAAACAGTTAATCTTCTACCAGATATTCTTTCATGGCATTTATAGTAATGAACTCCTTCTTCTTCCGTATTAGTAAAACTTATAGCCCCACTAGCACCGGGGTCTATTCCTATTATTGTTTTCATTGAGCATCCTTTCTATAAGAATAGTTATGCGCACTTTTCACATACTTTTTCTTATATGGTTTATATGTTTTTGTAGGTGGCTTATATTTTTTACCTACAATCTCTCCGTTAAATACATTTATAAGTTTAGTTGTAAACTCGTCTCCAGACTGATTACCTATAGATGCATTGTTTTCGTACTTTGAACATCCTTTATTTAGTATATCTTCTGGTATTTTTTTCTGGGTGCTACCACTAATAAGTTTGAACCAATAACAGTTCTCATCATGTTCGTAGTAACACCCATAACAACTCTTATGTAATTGTATCTTTTTCTGCCTCTTTGTAATCGTTATAGAATTTACACTTATTACCATTGAATCCCATAGGATAAGTACCAATCTCACCGTACCTACTCTTGGCAACAATAACTTCTGTCTTGTATTTGTTGTATCGTTCACTGTCAAAGTTGTATCCATAAAATACAAACATTGCTGATTCAGCAGTTTGTTCGATAACACCAGATTCAGCATAGTCACTCATTCTAGGTCTAGGGTCAAATCGTTTCTCAATATCACGATTAAGTTGCGAGACAAGTATTG